GAGTATACATTATTTTACCAAATTTTACAAGGAAAGGAGTGAAGAGAGATGTTTATAAGTAAAAATTTACATAACAAAATAATAAAAGCAAAAGAAAAAGAGATAACAGATTTAAAACTAAAAGTAGAACAAAGAGACTTAATACTAAAAGGTTACCAAGAAGAACATGAAATATTATTAAATAATGCATCAGAATTAAGAGCAAAAATAGTAGATTTAGAAAACAACATAGAGTTATTGGTTAATAATTTATCAGGCAAAAATAAAGAACTAATTTCAGACTTTGACAACCAAAATTAGTTCAACAAAAAACACATATATAAACATATGATTTTTACATATTATATCAAATAATTATGCAGAAATCAAGGAAGGAAATTGAAAATGATAAGAAAATTAGATGAATTAGGAAGAATAGTAATTCCCATTGAGATCAGAAATCAATATAACTTAAAAGAAGGAGATAAAATTGAAATAGAAGAAAAAGGCGACAAAATAATTTTAAGAAAACATAAAGATACATATTGCCCAAAATGTTTAACTAGATGTGAGCATATAGACAATTTTTGTAGCAAATGTGGGATTGATTTTAAAAAATACAAGAATAGTTTTAAGTCTACTATGGTGACAAAATGAAATGCATTTATTTAACTATAAGAACTAAAAAATATGAAAAATATATATACTGCAGGAAAAAGAAGAGTGAAATTGAGTTTAAGGATTGTAAAAGTTGCAATTATAAAGAATTTAAGCAAATGAAAGAGCTAAAAAAGAAATCTAATAAATTGAAAAAATTAGAAGCTAAAAGATATAGCATATTAACAGAAAATTTAAAGGTTTGTTATATCTGTACTAAAGATAAAAAAGATGATCTGCATGAAATATTTGGAGGTTCTAATAGACAAAAAAGTATGCAATGGGGATTGGTAATTCCAGTATGCAGAAAATGTCACGATGAATGGGAAAACAACAAAGAGTTAAGGAAAAAAATACAAAAAGAAGCAAAAGAAGAATTTATAAAAAGAAATACAAAAGAAAAATTTAGAAAAGAGTTTGGAAAAAATTATATATAAGGAGATATACAAATGGAAAATCCGAATTATTATGCAATAATACCAGCTAAAGTAAGATATGATAAAGATTTAATGGCAAACGCAAAATTACTATATGGAGAAATTACAGCTTTATGTAATGACAAAGGCATTTGCTGGGCTAGAAATGAGTATTTTGCAGATTTATATGATGTTAGCAAAGAAACAATATCACGTTGGATAAGTCAATTAAATAATAAAAAATATATAAACATAAAAATGTTTTATAAAAAAGGCAGTAAAGAGATAGATAAAAGGATAATATCTATTCGACAATACCCTATTGACGAAAACGTCAATACCTATTGTCAAGAAAATCAAAGTAATAACCTATTGACAAAAACGTCAACACCCTATCCACAAAAAAATCAAAGGGGTATTGATGAAAACATCAAAGAGAATATTACAAGTATTAATAATAAAGAAGAAGAAGAAAGAAATTTTCAAAAAGAACTAAAAGATGTTACTGAGTTCTATGAAAATAACATAACGCTAATAACAGCATTTGTTTCAGAAGATATAGAAAAATATTTAAAATCAGGACTGTATTCAGACTTAATTATTGAAGCAATGAAAGAAGCGGTTTCTAGAAATAAAAGAAATTGGAAATATGTTACTGGAATATTAAATGATTGCATAAATAACAAAGTATATACAGCAAAACAATTCAGAATCAAACAAGAAGAATTTAAATCTAATAAAAATAACCAAGTTAAGCAATTGAAATCAAAAGAAAAAGTAGAATACGATGAAATAGATTTTACAAACGAAGAAGAATACAAGAGAAAGATACTAGGGAAAGGATAGAAAATGTATGATGAAGATATAGAAAAAACAGTGCTTTATTACTTGATTTTTGAAAAAGAAGCAATAAATGTAGATGAAGAAGATTTCTTTATACAAAAACATAGGCAGATAATCAAAGCAATATTAGAACTAAAAAACAAAAAAGAAGAAATAAATATCTTGAGCATAAAAGAAAAAATAAAGGGTAAAGATACAGATATTTTAAGATACATAAGCAATATAGCTGAATGCAAATATGGAAGTTCAATACAATATGCCTATAGAGAATTAAAAAGATTAAGTAAAAAGAGAAAATTAATAAAATTAAGCAATGAAATAAAAGAAAATGCAGAAAATGAAAGAGAAACAGAAATATACATAGAGAAACTAATAAAACAGCTTAATGAAATAAATCAAGAGGCAGAAAAAGAAAAGACATTTTTAGATATAGTTTGTGAGACATCTGACATAATTGAAAAAAAGAGAACACAAGGAACAAAATACGACTACAAATATTTTACAGGGATATTTGATCTAGACAAAGTTACAAACGGTTTGCATGAAGAAGAATTAACAATAGTAGGAGCTAGACCACGGAGTAGGAAAAACAACATTTGCATTACAAATAGCACATTATATAGCAGAAAAAGGAACACCAGTAGGAATTGTTAGTTTAGAGATGTCAGAGACTCAAATAGTACAGAAGCTAATAGCTAAAGTATCAAATGTAGACAGCAACAAATTAAGAACAGGAAACTTAGACCAATTAGAACAAGAAAAAGTAGCAATAGCAGAAGGTAAGATATCAGATTTACCATTTTTCATAAATACAAGAATTAGAAGCATACAAGAAATAGAAAATTATGCAAGAAGATTAAAGAACAAAAATAATTTAGGATTGTTAATAATCGATTACATACAGTTAGTAAAAAGTAAGAATAAATTTAATAGTAGAGAACAGGAAGTAGCAGAAATATCAAGAACGCTAAAATTATTAAGCTTAGAACTTAAAATTCCAATTATAGGGTTATGCCAATTAAATAGAAATGCAGCAAGAACAGAGCCAACATTAGCAGATTTAAGAGAAAGTGGAGCAATTGAACAAGATGCTGATAATGTAATTTTTATATATAAAGAAAACGATAATGAAGAAGAAAAGACAGTAGAAAATGTAGTAATAGATTTACAAAAGCAAAGAGCAGGAGGATTAACAAAAGTAACAGTTAGATTTGATAAAAAAGTAAGCGAATTTAGAAATCTAGTTAGGAGGTAACAAATGCCAAAAGTTATAAACGAAGAAGATATAAGAAAGTCAAGTAATTTAGAAAGGTGTAAATTATTAATAGCAATAATTAAACGGTCAAGCAGTATATACGCAAGATATAAAAACTTACTAAAGGAGGAAAAGGATGAGTAATATAACAAAAGAAACAAGAAAGGAAAGTTTTGAAAAAATACAGTTAAAAAGAAAATCTAAATTAATATATGAACAATTAGGAAGCGGAGAATATACCGCAAGAGAACTGGCAATAAAAATGTACAATACAACTGATAAAGATGGAAATAGATTATTAAGAACCGCAGAAAGACAAGAAACAGCACCACGATTAACTGAATTAGTAGAGTACGAATTAGTAGAAGTAGTCGGCAAGAAATTTGATTCAATAAGTAACTGTAAAGTAGCAGTATATAAAAGAAAAGGAGATTTTAAAGATGCTAAAAATATTTAAAAAAATAAAGTATAAAATTGAAGAAAAGATATTGAAATGTATTCAAGAAGAAAAAATGTTAGATGATACTCTAAAAGACACAACTGAATTTTCAAGAATTGTAAACAGACCAAATGAAGGGGAAATAGTTAAAATTGACAATATAAAAATACTAAAAGTGTTTAAAAGACCAAATAAAGAAAAAATTAATAAAAGAAGAGAATATTATTTAGAGCATAAATATTTTAGAAGTATGATAGTTTTGAATAACAACAATTATTTGCTTGATGGGTATACAACATATTTACTAGCAAAAGAAATGAAATTTAATTACATAACTGTGGTAAGGAGTGAATGATTTTTAAATGAAGAAGCGGAAAATCATACAACAAATTAACAAAAAGGGAGGAAAATTAAATTGATTAATTGGAAAGAAGAATATAAAAAACTATACAAGTGTTTAATAGCAGTAACAATATTAATAATAACAGCTCTAGTAATGTTTATATTCACATTTACAGGAGTAACAAAGAAATTACAAGATAAAGATAAAAAGTTAACAGAGCAAGCAATAGAAATAGTTGATCTAAAAGAACAAATAGAAGCTAATTGCTATAAAGTAGGAGGAGAAGATGAATAAATATAAAAAAGTATCTAAAGAAGAAGTTCTTAAAATGTTTTATGATTTACAGACTAAATTCTGGAAAGCAGGTTGCTGGAAAGACGGATTTTCGGTTGAATTTTTAGCTCATAGAATGAAAACATCTACATATCAGATAAGAAAAGCCTATAAACAATTAGCAGAAGAAGGATATTTAAAATTAGAGAAGGTTCCAACTGCTTTTGAGGAATATGATAATGGTTTATATTGTGAAGCTATTCCATATTTATTTTGTAATGTTTATACTTTAACAAATAAAGCCAAGAACAAATTTGAAAAAATAGGAGGAGAATAGATATGTTAAAAACATTAATAGGAAGAAGAGTAGCAACATATGATGGACATATTGGAGTAGTGATAAAACATTTTAAACCAACAGGAAGAGATATGACAGTACATATAAAACAAGATGATGGGCGAATATGGTATTGCCCTGAAAATAATATTATAGAAGTAAAGGAGTAAATAGATATGTTAAAAATAAGAGATGATGTAGATTTAAAAGAACTTGAAAAGTTTGGATTTAGAAAATATGAATATACACATTTATTAGTTTTAAGAAAAAAAAAACACGATTTTGCAAGTATAGATATTAGAAACAGAAGATATGAAATATTAGATTTATGCAATTTAACATATAATTTAACTTACGATTTAAGCAAAGCAGATTTAGTAGTAAAGGAGTAAATATGACAAGTTTTGAAAAAATGTGGGATGATGAATTAAAAAGAAAGGATAATTATTACAAAATAATAGGAGATTATTTAGGATATACAGGAAAAGAGTGTATAAATTGTGGAAGAAATAGAGTAGAAAGATATTCAACAGGAGTAGAAATTTGTGAAAAGTGTGGAACAGACCAAAAAACAAAACTAATATATGAAAATCAATATGGAAGTTATTTAGAATATGAGTAAAGGAGTAAATAAGATATGAAATATAAATACTTTTTATCGGCAATACAATGCAATAGATTATATAGTAATTTTATGAGAAGTTGCGATTTACGGAATAAGTGATGTTGGAATAAATGTAGAAATATCATTTATTACAGATAAAAAACCAACAAAGGATAATATAGAAAAAATTGAAAAACTATTAGAAAGTTCCAAAGCCGAGAAAAGTCTATCAAGTTATTACACAAATGTAAAGTTTACTAGAGCAGAAGTCTTTTTAGGAGAGGAGTAATACATAATGAAAGAAAAAACAGTAGATGAAATTAAAATAAAGTTAAAAGATATAGCAAAATTACAACATTTGTATATAGAAATATTTACAGAAGAAGATGAAGATTACCCGGACAGGAGAGTTATAAGCAATAAAGAAAGAGCAGTACAAAGAATATTAGACAAAATAACAGATAAAAGATTTAATCAAATTGAAATTTGGAAAGTAATACAATTAAAAAGTTGGGACGATACAGATAATACGTTCAAACCAATTTGTAACAGATTAAGAGAACTAGGATATGAAATTATAAATAATAATTAGGAGGTGTTTTAAGTGAAAAAAAATGAAGAGATAGAAGAACTTGATGATGAAAATGTTGAAGTAGAAACAGATGTAAGTTTTAATCTGTATTGGACTTGCCCTAAATGTAAAAATGATAATTGCGAATATAATATTCCAGCAGATGGACTAGTAGAATGTAAATGTGAAAAATGCTCAAATACATACACATATTATAATTGTGTATATTAGGAGGTGTTTTAAGTGAAAGAAAATAGTATAGAAGAAGCATTGGAAAAATTATCAAATGGTAAGAAAATAAAAATGTATGAGTTGTTGAGAACTTTTAAAAGAGAAGGTATTGAAAATTTTGTTATTACTAGAAAAAAGTATGTTGATGTTATTTTATCAGCTTATAAAAGAGTATTAAAAGAAAATGAGGAGTTGAAAAAATCTAAAATAACATATGAAAGAGTTAGAAATATACAAATAGAAAATAAAGAAATAGTAAATAAAAAATATATATCAAAACAAAAAATAAAAGAAGTTATCAAAGAATTAGAAGAGAATATTTATCGCATAAAAAAACAATATAGTAATGGTGGAGAAAATTGTAATACTGTATATCTTGAAAATTTAGCACAAGTAAAAATACTTAAACAAATGTTAAGAGAAAGTGAGGAATAAATGAGCGATGAAGAAAAGAAAGCAATAGAAATATTAAAATGTTTTAAAGACAATGAAATACAAAGAGATAAATTAGAAATAGACAATAGATGTGGCGGCTGGAAAATAGGAAGGATTTATAAGTCTTTAGAATTAAATACGGCAATAGAAACAGTTTTATCTATGCTAGAACAAAAAGGCAAAATAATTGATTTAATGGCAGATGACATACGTGGCACTCAGGTAGAATGTAACAGATATTTTAAAGATAAAGAAGACGTTAAGCAATATTTTAAAAATAAAGCAAAAGAATTATTAAATAAATAAAAGAGCATACTACAATAAGGTGGTAGTATGAAAGAAAATGAGATAATAACAAAATGGAAACAAGGTTTAAGTAAAAATCAATTAGCAACAATGCATAGAAGACAATACAATCAAGGAATAAAAATAATAAGATCAAGTGTAAGACATAGACATGATGGAAGATACATAAGCAATTATGAAGCATTAGCTTATGTAGAAAGAGTAATATATAGATATTTGAAAGAAAGGAAAAACAAATGACAATAAACCATGTATACAACAAAGTAATAGACACAATGAAAGAATTAGAAAACATAAACTTATTAGACATATCAAAAAGAAAAGAAAGTCAAGCACAAATAAATAAAGCATATAAAATCTTAGACAATTTTAAAGATGAACTTATAAGAGAAGATATAAAAAGAAAACAAGGAGGCACAAATGAATAAGAGTGAGCTAATAGAATTGTTAAAAAACTATAAAGAGAACAAAGCAAAACTGAATATAAAACTAAAAGAGATAAAGACAAAAAGACTACAACTAAAAGGTTGTGAAGAGGTAGAGACAAGTTTAACAACAGGTTATGGAATCAATCAAGACATACATAGCAAAAACCAAATAAGCAATAAAGTATTAGCTAAAATAGAACAAAATGATATCAGGAGGAACGATATAAAAAATGAAATAGAGACTTTAGAAGAAGAAATCAGAAAGCTAAGAGAAAGCGTAGAAGCGGTAGAAGACAGATTAATAGGATTGAAATACAAAGAAAGAGAATTACTAGTAGCATATTACATAGATGGGAGAACAGCAGAAAATATTAGTAGAACGTTATATTATGATATGTATCAAAGAACTTGTACACCAAGATATATACAAAAAATAATAGATAAAGCAACTCAGAAAATGATAAATATATAAAAGTTCATAAAAAGTTCATAGTATAGTACGTATTATTATATAAATATATATAGTATAATAACAATAGTAAAATTGTCGAAAGACAAAAACAATAAAATTAAATAAAGCTCCTTAAATTATTTAATTTTAAAAATATAAACTTTTTCAAGTAAGAGTAGACGTTAGTTTAATGTTTACTCTTTTTATTATGTTATGGAAGGAAGAATAAAAATGGGAAGTAAAGAATTTATAGAAAAATGCAAAGAAATAGTAAAACAATATGCAATGGAACATTTAGACAAAAGTGATAATGTTCCAGAATTTGATGTGTTTGATGTATGGTACTGTAAAACATTACAAAACCATAAAGCGTTGTTAAGTACAACATTATTTGATGGTATGTATTATGAATTAACATACAACGGAAATAAAAAAGAATTGTACTTTGACGCATATAAGAAATTTGAAAATAAATGCATCAAATTAGATTAAATTAGTTATTACCAGTATGCTAGGTAACTGATAATATAAAAAAAGGTAGTTGTATTTAGTTGAGTATAATTGACCTCCTTTCAGTATTAAATTTGCCAAAGAACTTTCCTAGCGAGTTCTAATATCTAGGTAAAGTCTTGATAGTAAGATGCGGGTCTTGGACACCTGAGAGTGTAGGTTCAACTCCTACTACCTAGACCAAAGTGTTTATAAGAAAAGAGGTAATAATATGACTCTAGAACAAATAAAACAATTCAAAGAAGAAAACTGCAGTAAATGTAATAAAGATATTGACTGTAAAATAACACAAGACATAAATGGAAAACTAAAGTGTACAGAGGATTAAAGATATGGAACAATGTTTGATAGATAATAAAGTATGTCCAATACAAGGGAAAAAATGTAAAGAATGTAAATTAGATGATTGTAAAAGGACAATAGAGATGATAGAAACACAAGAAGAAAGAGAAGAAAAATGGAAAAGAAAGTTAATAAATGTACAATTATCGGAACAGTGCCAAGAATGTTCTTTTTTAGAGGTTATAAACCTAGATAAGCAGATAGTAAGATGTCCTTATCTAGTTAAAAATAAATGTTTAATAAAATAGGAGGAATTAAAATGTTAGTAAAAGCAACAGATAGGTATGAAAAATTAAATATAAAGGATTTAGAACTAGACAAAATACCAAAGAAAGGTGAAGAGTTCGAGGTATCAGAAGAAAGGTATACAGTACTAACAAAAGCAAATGAGTATCATGAAGTATTTGTGGAAAAAGTAGAAAAAACAGAAGAAGTAGAAACAGCAACTAAAAAAACTGAGAAAGAAACAGCAATAAAGAAAACAACAACTAGAAAAAATAAAAAAGATAAATAATCATGACGTATAGAGACAATCCTAAAATAGCAAAGAAATACAAAAGTAAAAGGTGGCAGAGACTAAGAAAACAAAAGCTATTAATGACAAACGGTTTATGTGAAAGATGTTTAAAGAAGCGGGATATATAATCCTGCTGTAATAATACATCATAAGGAATACATTACTGACTTAAACTATGAAGATGACAATGTATTCTTTAACATAGATAACCTAGAATGCTTATGTCAAGAATGTCACAACAAAGAACATTTTGCAGATGAACAAGAATATATATTTGACGAGAATGGAGATTTGATAAAGAATGAATAAGACTAAAATATATAGTTGCAATTATAAATCAAATAATCAATGCAAAAAAACATGTTGCAAACACAAAGACGGGAAAGAAGGATGTACTAATACAACTCAATGGAAATATGCCAAAAGAACACCATTAAACTATATAAAAAGAATAATAAACGATATATGTTTAATGAAAAGGAGTTTTAGCAAAAAAATGATCAAAAATAATACTTATACATTAAATGTAGATATACAAACAGACAATGCATTAAAACAATTAAGACAAATAAAACAAGAAGTAAAAAGAGTTGTCAAAGAATGCACTTATGAAATAAAAAAGTTAAAACTAAAAAGAAAAGATATATTAATTGTTAAGATGAATGCGTTTTTGAAAGACGATGACAAAGATAGATTAGAAAAAAGATTAAAGAAGAAGCTACATAGAAAAGTTTTAGTTTTAGATAATTCAGTAAAAGAAATAGAAACGGTTAATAGATAAGATATCCCCCCATAAGCTAGTAAAACCAATGTATATGGGAGAACGGTGGGTGGGGGTTCGAAAAATACACAAGTTATTTTGCGTGAGGGGTGTAGTATAAGGAGGTGTAGATATGGAAGAAGAAAAAGTTGATTTACGTGAAAAATTAAGTGGACAAGCACTTATCGAGAAAAACAAGAAAATAAGGAAAGAAACTCAAAAACTGAAAAAATTATTCAAAGATTTACCAGATAATAAAAAGAAAATGGCAGAAAAATTAATTGAAAATGCTTCTTTTATGTCTATAACACTAGATGAACTTAAGGAAGATATAAAACTATACGGAGTAAAAGAAACTTACGTAAATGGAAAAGACCAATTTGGATTTAAAGAATCAATAGAAAGCAAAACATATAACACAATGGTAAAAAACTATATGAATATAATAAAACAATTAAATGATATGCTACCAGAGGAAAAGAAAATAAATGAGGATGATGAATTTGAACGATTCAATGGTTCTCTATGACATACATAGAAGAGTATTATCAGTTTCTATTAAAGAATCCAGATAAAGCTTGCTATAAGGTTTTAACTACATATAAGAAACTTGTAAAAGATATTTATAATCCAAAACAAGTTTCTTTTTTTAATGAGATAACAGAGGAAGAAGAAACTCATACCTATGTGCTTGATGAACAAAGAGGGAACAGACCAATTAACTTTATAGAAAAGTTTTGCAAACACTCAAAAGGTAAATGGGCAGGAAAACCAGTTATTTTAGAACTATGGCAAAAGGCTTTTATACAGGCACTATTTGGTTTTATAGATAAAGAAACAGAGCTAAGGAAATATAAAAAAGGAATATTAGATGTAGGAAGAAAAAACGGAAAGTCAACAATAGATGGTGGACTTGGAAATTATATGCTAACATCTGATGGCGAAGGCGGAGCAGAAGTTTATTCAGTAGCTACTAAAAAAGACCAAGCAAAAGTTGTTTGGGAAGAAGCAAAAAGAATGATAAAGAAAAGTCCTGTTCTAGCTAAAAGAGTAAGATGTTTAGTTAATGGATTATTTTACGATAAAACAGAAAGTTTTTTCAAAGCACTTGCATCTGATTCTAATTCACTTGATGGATTAAATGCTTATTTTGTTATATGTGATGAGGTACATGCTTGGAAGGATAAAAACTTATTAGATGTTATGTATGACTCAATGTCTGCTAGAGAGCAACCTTTGCTTTTAGAAACATCAACTATGGGAACTGTTAGAGAGAGTGTATTTGATAATGAATATGAATATGCTTCATCAGTTATAGATGGATATGAAGGAAAAGAAGGCGGAATAGTAGATGAAACAGTATTAGCAGTTATATATGAATTAGATAATCCTAATGAATGGCAAGATGAAAAAAAATGGTATAAAGCTAATCCTGGATTAGGAACAATAAAGAATATAAAAGATTTGAGAGACAAAGTGAACAGAGCAAAAAATAATCCAACAGAGTTAGCTAACTTACTATGCAAAGACTTTAATATAAGACAAAATGAACAAGATAAGTGGTTATCATTCGATGTCGTTGACAATCCTATAACATACAACATAGAAGATTTATTTGATACATATGCAGTAGGAGGAGTAGACTTATCAAGTACAACAGACTTAACTTGTGCAACATTACTTATTGTTAAAGGTGGTAAGAAATATGTAATTCAACAATATTTTATACCTAGTGAAAGATTAGAATTTAAAATTAAAGACGACAAGATACCATATGACAAATGGGAAAAACGTGGATTAGTTACAATATGTGAAGGTGCAAAAGTAAACTACAGTGATGTTACACAATGGTTCTTAAAGATGCATCATGAATACGATATATCAGCTTTGTGGGTTGGTTATGATCCTTGGAATACTCAATACTGGGTAGAAGAAATGAAAGAACAAGGATTTGAAATGGTAGAAGTAAGACAAGGAGCAAAAACAATGAGCAATCCTATGAAGCAATTAGAAGCAGATTTAATAGAAAAGAATGTTAATTATAACAGCAACCCAATTTTAAAATGGTGTTTATGTAATACGGCAGAAAAAAGAGATGATAACGATAATATAAGACCAGTAAAAGGACAGAAACAAAGAGCGAGAATAGATGGCACAGTAAGTTTAATAATAGCTTACTGTGTTTTATTTGAAAAAATGAATGATTATTTAGCTCTACAGGAGGAGTGAAATGAAAAAAGAAAAGCGCAGTTTATTTAATATGGTGTTTGGAAATAAAAAACAAAATATAGTTAATGATAATGTATTAAGATTGTTAAGTGGATTTAATGCTACATATACAAATATTTCAGATAATATCGATGACAATATAATTGCAAAAGAATGTATACATACAATCGCAACACATTGTGCTAAAATGATGCCTAGACATTATCAGCAGAACGGAGAATTTAAAAATCATATATCAGGACAAATAAATTATATTATTAGTATAAAGCCAAATCCATATATGACTACATATGATTTTATTTATAAAACTATAAGTTTATTATTAGCACAAAATAACGAATACATTTATCAAGATATAGATGATAAAGGTTATTTGAGGGGATTATATCCATTAAACCCGTTATTCTGTACTCTAGTAGAATATGAAAAGGAAGTTTGGCTGAAATTTCAATTTATAGATGGAAATATCTACTATGTGAAATATGATAGAATTATTCATTTAAGAAATTTTTATACAAAACATGATTTTTATGGGGATACAAATCAAACTTTAGAAGGGGCTATAGAAACACAAACTGTTGCCGATGATGGTATAAAAAATGCAATCAAGATAAGTGCTTCGTTGAGAGGTGTATTAAAAGCTTCACAGGCTATGTTAAAAGACAAAGATATTGAAGAAATGAAAAGTAATTTTGTAAAATCTTTATTATCAAGCACAGATGGAATAGGTGGATTAGATGCAAGGCTTGACTTTAAAGAAATAAATTTAAATCCGGTTTTATTGGAAAAAGAACAACTTGAAATGGTAAACGGGAACATATATGGATATTTTATGATTTCTGAATATATAGTTAAAAGTAAATACACAGCCGATGAATGGAATGCATTTTATGAGAGTGTTTTAGAACCACGAGCAATACAAATGGGACAAGCATTTACAAATGCAATATTTAATGAAAAGGCAATAAAAGACGGTCACAGAATAGAATTTTCAGTAAATCGTATAAAATATGCAAAAACAGAAACAAAAATATCTTTAATAAAAGAAGCAGGAGCATTGGGGTTAATAACAGTAGATGAAGGAAGAGAAATTTTTGATTTACCTGCAATAGGTGGAGAAGAAGGTAAGAAGAGGTTACAGACTTTAAATGTTATAAATGCAAATTTAGCAGATAAATATCAAGGAGGAATTAATGATGGAAAAAGCAATAAAGGAAATGAGAATTAGCGAATTAAGAGCATTACAGGAAGAAAAGGACGAGATGATAATTGAAGGTTATGCTGCAGTTTTTGAAGAAGAGACAGATTTAGGTTGGTGCAAAGAAGTTATTAGTAGAGATGCGTTTAATGACTGTAATATGTCAGATTGTGTTTTAAAATATAATCACAATGACAATTGCTTAATATTAGCTAGGACAAGAAATAAAAGCTTAGAACTAATAATAGATAGTAAAGGATTAAAAATAAGAGCAAAACTAATTGATACTACACAGAACAGAGATATATACAAAATGATACAAGCTGGATTATTGGATAAGATGAGTTTTGCATTTTCGGTAAGAAAACAAGAGTGGAATTACGAAACGGATACAAGAAGAATTACTGAGATTGCACAATTATTTGATGTATCGGTTGTAGATGTACCGGCTTATGATGGTACAGAAATATATGCAAGAAGTAAAGAGGAATATGAAAAAGAAAAAAGAAAATATCAAGAATTAAAAAACGAGAAAGAAAGACTAAAATTATTATTAAGTTTATAATCTCGAAAGAGAAGCGGTGGTAGAACTGCTTCTTTTTTAGTTGGTAGAAACTAAATAGAGTTTTTATAAAAACGGTGGTAGAACTGTTAAAAATTTAAATAGGAGGAAGTAAAAATGACTTTAAAAGAGTTAGAAGAAAAAAAGAAAGAATTAAGAAAGAAAGTTGAGAATGCTAAGCCAGAAGAGTTAGAAGAACTTAGAAAAGAAATCGAAGCATTAAAAGACGCTGAAGTTGAAGAAGAAACAACGGAAGAAAAAACAGAAGAGGTAGATGAAAGAAATCTATTAAAAGGAGCAATTGAAGATTTAGAAAAAAGAAATGTAAATCTTTCAGGAGCAAAAGTAATTGAAAAACCAGTTAAGGAGGAAAGAAAAGTGGAAGAAGAAAAAATAATCGAAGAAAGAGCAAAAGACTTAAAAGAAGGAAAAGCAGTAAAGATTGCTTTTGATAACGGAGAGCAAAGAAGTGTATCAGTATCAGGGGGAACAATATTAGTTCCTAAAAAATACAAAAATGAAATTTCAGAAAGCTTTAATGCAGTATCAGGAATGGTTGATATGTTAAATACTGTACCATTAAATGGAGGAGAATCTTATTCTGTAGCATTTGAGAAAGGATACGGAGAAGGAGACTATACAACAGAAGGTGGAGAATACCATGATATAGATGTTGAGACTGATTATGTTGAAACAGGTAGAGCAAAAATAACTTCTTATATTGAAGTAACAAAAGAAGTTAAAAAATTGCCTGCAGCTCAATACTTAGCTTTAATATCAAAAAGAGTAACAAGCTCAATTAAGAAAAAAATTGGTGCACAATCAATTGTAGGGGCTGGAACAACAAACACAATAAAAGGAATCTATAATGCAGATACAAAAGTAATGCCAACTGATGCTGAAAAAACAAGCGATATAGAATTAAGAGGGATTGATGCAGACACTTTAAATGAAATTACATTTGCTTACGGTGGAAATGAAGATGTTGAAGCACCACAAACTTTAATACTTTCAAAAGATGACCTAAAAGCTTTTGCTAAAGTTAAAACAGAAGATGGCAAATTTGTTTATAGCATAACGAAAAATGGATCTAGAGGAACAATTTCATATAAAGATGGAGGACTTGCAGTACCATTTGTTATTAACTCTGCTTGTAACTCTATTTCAAATGAAAAAACAACAGCAGGAAAATACACAATGATTTATGGTTCTTTAATGGACTTTGAATTGCCTGTATTTTCTGATTTAGAAGTTCAAGAAAGTACAGATTACCAATTCAAAAAAGGAATGATTTGCTATAGAGCAGATGCTATAATCGGTGGAACTGTATCTAAATATAATGGATTTGTAAGAGTAAAGAAAGCAACTGCAAGCGTGTAATATAAAACAAGGAGGATTATATGGAAGAGTTAATAAGACTATCAAAACAGAGTTCGGGTATTGCTGAATCAGCAACAATGAGAGACGATGAAATAAAATTATGGATAAAGGCTGCAATAAAAGACCTAAAAAGATTGAATATAGATGCAGGATCAAATCTAAATGACGCACTAATTCAATCAGCAATAGTTATGTATGTAAAAAGTAATTTTGGAATGATAAGTATTAAAGACAAAGAATTAGCTCGAGATACATACAATCTTCTTTGTAACAATTTAAGTTTAAGTTCAGATTACAAGGTGGTGGATGAAGAATGTACGATGTAAGTTGTATACTATTATCTACAACATTGAAAACAAATTCTATTGGAGTACAAAAAGAAGAAACAAGTAAAAATGAGATTCCAATTATAAGAATAGAGGATGTATACGCAGATGAATTTTATAAAGCTAATGAGAGAGGGCATAAACCCTCTCTAAGGCTTGTTATAAGTTCAATAAATTATAATGATGAACAAGAACTTATATATATGAAAAAAACATATACTATCATTCGTACGCAAGAAATAACAGCAGATGAACTTATATTAGTTTGCGAAAGGAAATTAAAAAATGTCTAAAACTATTAAGATTGATAATTTATCAAAAGAGATAATGAAATCTTTAGAAAACTATTCCGATGATATTTCAGAAGTAGTTGAAGAAGTATCTAATGATGTTGGCAAAGAAGCGGTTGGAGAGTTAAAAACAACATCTCCTAAAAAACGTGGAAGCTACGCAAAAGGATGGAGATTAAAAAAAGACAAACTAGGAAGAAATAGATATTCTGTGAAAATACACAATAAAACAGATTACCAATTAACTCATTTACTTGAATTTGGGCACGTTACTAGAAATGGTGGAAGAACAAAAGCTATTCCACATATAAGACCCGTAGAAGAAAAATACTCAAAAGAATATGAAAAGAAACTTAAACAGAAAATAGGAGGTATAAAATGACATTAGAAGAATTAAAAATAAGATGCGAAAATCAAGGCTTTCAATATGCTTATGGAGCATTTAAAGAATCAGTAGAACCTCCACATTTAGTTGCTATTTGTAGAGATACAAATAATTTTATGGCAGACAATAAAGTGTATTTAAAAGATACACCAATACAATTAGATTATACCTATATTGATAAAGATATAGATATGCAAAACAAAATAGAAAATGAAATTCTAGGTGATATAGCTTGGAATAAAACAGAAGAAACTTATTTGTCAGATGAAGAAATTTGGCAAGTGAGTTATTTTTTTGAAATTTAAAAAGAAAGAAGGAAATGAAAATGGAAAACAAAGTTTTATATGGTATTAAAAATGTACATATTTCAAAATTAACAGAAAAAGATGGTCAAATTACTTATGGAAAACCATTTGCATTACCAGGAGCTAGAGGCTTTTCACCAGATCCACAAGGGGAAGAGTCTAAATGGTATGCGGATAATATAATTTATTTTAGAAAAAATTCAAATCAAGGATATCAAGGTGATTTAGTTGTTGCAATGGTAAATGAACAATTCGAAACTGAGATATTTGGAAGAACAAAAGATAAAAATGGAGCAATAATAGAAAATGCAGAGGATAAAGAATCAAGATTTGCATTAATGTTTGAAGCTGATGGAGATGACAGGCAAAGAAGATACGTTTATTGGGATTGTTCTGCTTCAAGACCATCAAGAGAGCATAATACAAAAGAAGAAAGTCTTGAACCAGGAACAGATAGTTTACCAATTACAATAGCACCACGTTCAATAGATAGCGCTATTGGAACTTACTTAGAACCAACGGAAGAAAACAAGGCTATTTACAAAAAATTCTTTGATAAAGTATATGAAAAAGATGCAACAGCGGAAGTATAGGAGGTAATTATGAAAACAATTGAAATTTGTGGCAAAGAATATCCAATTGATTGCAATGCTTTAACTTATAAAAATTATCGTAGTAAATTTAATACCGATATTTTTAGTGATATTAGAACATTACAAGCATTTTTAACAAAGCAAGTCTTATTAGCGGAAAGCCTAAAAAAAGATAATCCTAATGTTGATGATTCAAGTATAATATCAAGTTTATCAACATTAATGTTAGAAGATATGGGATTGTTTATTGAAGCTGCTACAAGAATGGCTTATATTATGATTCTTGCAGCAGATAAAAAAATACCAGAGTATGATGAATGGCTAGAAAGCATACCAACAATAAGAACTAATGATGAATGGATTGTAGAGGTAACGGAATTTGCCGTAAATTGCTTTTGTTGATAATGAATTGTATGAAAAAATTAAAAAGATTAATACTGGTGATGAAAACTTTATTGAGGAATACCCAGAACAAGAATTTATAGCTTCATGTCTAAGAATAGGATTAACAATAGAAGACTTAAAAGAGATTACTTACATAGAAGCAATGAAGATATTATATTCAACTATAGAAAAGAAAAAAGTAAAAAAAGTTAGAAAAGCAACCCAAGCTGATTGGGATAGATTGATGTAAGAGGCTATTTTAGCCTCTTATTTTTATATAAGAGGTGGAAAAATGGCAAACATAAAAGGTATTATAGTAGAAATTGGTGGAGATACTTCAAAATTACAAAATGCATTAAAGAAAGTTAATTCTAGCACAGCTAGTTTAAGCAAGGAATTAAAAGGAATTAACTCTTTACTTAAGCTAGATCCAAAAAATACAGAATTATTATCACAGAAACAAACAGTTTTAAAACAAAATATAGAACAAACTTCTAAGAAATTAGAAGAATTGAATAAAGTTCAAGAAATGGCAGATGCAACTATTGCAGAAGGTGGAGAAATATCTGAAAAAAACTACAGGAATTTACAAAGAGAAATAATTAACACACAAAATAAGTTAAATAATTTAAAAGCAGAGACTTCAAATTGGACGAAAGCAGGAAGAAGTATAGAAGAATTTGGAAACAAAGTAGCAAACATTTCGAATAAAGTTGATAAATTAGGAAGTACTTTAACAACAAGATTAACTTTACCAATTGCAGGAATAGCTACAGGATTAATAAGCTCTGCAAAAGAATTTGAAACAGCATTTACAGGAGTAGAAAAAACAGTAGATGGAACAGCAACCCAGATGGCTAATCTAAAACAAGGAATTAAAGATATGGCTGAAGAAATCCCTGCAAGCACAACAGAAATATCAGCAGTTGCAGAAGCGGCAGGACAATTAGGTATACAAACTGACAATATATTAACATTTACTAAAACAATGATAAACATGGGGAATGCAACTAATTTATCAGCTGATGAAGCAGCAACAACCTTAGCAAGATTTGCAAATGTAACTAAAATGAGTCAGTCAGATTTTGATAAACTAGGTTCTGTAATTGTTGCTTTGGGCAACAACTTTGCTACAACAGAAGCTGAAATTACAGATATGGGAATGAATTTAGCTTCAGCAGGTACACAAGTAGGAATGAGCCAATCACAAATCATGGCATTGGCAACAGCATTAAGCTCAGTTGGACTAGAGGCACAAGCAGGAGGAACAGCATTTTCTAAAGTAATGGTAAATATGCAATTAGCAGTTGAAAAAGGTGGAAAAGATTTAAAAAACTTTGCATCTGTTGCAGGAATGAGCACAAAACAGTTTCAAAAAGCATTTAAAGAAGATGCAACAAATGCAATAATGCAATTTGTCGACGGTTTATCAAAGAGCGGAGAACGTGGAAAAAGTGCAATTAAAATTCTTGATGATATGGGAATTACAGAAACGAGGTTAAGAGATGCATTACTACGTTCAGCAAATGCAAGCGAAGTAATGGGCAAAGCAATTGAACTTGGAAATAAAGCATGGGAAGAGAATACAGCATTAACGAATGAAGCAGATAAGAGATATCAAACTTTAGACAGCAGATTACAAACTACTAAAAATAAAATATTAAATGTTGCAACAAATACAGGAGACAAGCTAACACCAAGTTTTAATAAATTATTGGATAAAATAGACGGATTAATAGATAATTTTGACAATTTAAATGAAGAAGAAGTAACAAACATAATAAAAACAGGAGCGTTAATTGCAACAATAGGACCAGCGATTAAAATTGTAGGAACATTAGGAAAAACAGTAGGAACAGTAACAAAAGGAGTTGGAACATTCTCACAAGCTATAGCAGTTGCAAAAAATAACTCAATTGATACAAGCGAATCGGTTAATAAACTTGCAATTGTTGCAAAAGGATTGACAACTCCTATAGGGCTAGCAACTACTGCAATTACAACTTTGTGTGCAGCATATGCAGCATGGTATATAGCAGATACTACCCAAAAGGCATCACTAGGAGGATTAAGAGATGAAGTGAAGAAACAAAAAGAATCATGGGAAAGTTTAGGGGAATCAAGACAGAACATATTATCTAGTACCATTCCAGAAATAGAAACATATGGAAAATTATCAGATGAATTAAAACAAATAACAGATGAGAACGGAAAGGTAAAACAAGGATACAAAGACAGAGCTCAAACCATACTTGGAATATTAAGTAAAGCACTTGGAACAGAATATACAATGACAGGAAATGTGATAGATAAATATCAAGATTTACAAAATGAAATTGATAAAACTATAGCAGTAAAAAGAGCAGAAGCGGTATTGAATGCATATCAGCAAGAATATGCAACAGCAATGGCGGAATCATCAAAAGCCACAGAAACATTAGTAGGATTAAAGCAAAAATTAGCCGAGGCAGCAGAGAAGATGGCGTCTGGAAATGCAAGAGAAAGAAAGGAAGCAGAAATGCAATATAGTAGCATTGCAAGACAGATTGGAGAGCAAACAGAAATAATAAGCAAATATGGTAAGACAATTGATGATGTTAACAATTTACAAAAAGCAAGTGCAGAAGGGTCAGCAGAAGCTATTGATAAAGCGATAACTCAAATTGGAGTTTCTTACGAAACGTTAAAACAAAAATCAGAACAAAGTATAGAACAGCAAATAATAAATCAAGGTGAATACATAAAACTATTAAAAGAAAGCTGGCAAGATGCGGTCAATAGTAATGACGTATATCAATCAGAAATCTTGAATAAACAACTATCTACACAACAACAGGAACTAGCAAGCTTAGCGGATACTTTAGCAAAGCAAACGTCATCAGTTACTGATCTATCTCAAGACCAAATCAATGCTTGGAAAATTCTTGCAGAACAAAGTTATTCTGAATATAGTACTGCATTATCAAAAGTTGGACCAACAACAGCACAAAAAATACAAGAAGCAACAGGAATAATTTCCGCAGACACAAATCTTACAGAAGCAGCGGGAAGCAAAGGAAGTCAAGCAACAATACTTTTTGGAAACAATTTAAAATTAGCAAATGAAGCAGAAAATGAAATATCAAATTCTGCGAGAGCCTTAGGAAAAGATACTACAGTACAAGATGAAGCTGGAAATTTAGCTAATAGAGCACAAAACGCAATAGAATCTAATAACAGCAAAACTTGGGGCGAAGATATGGTAGAAGGACTTGGAAAAGGAATTAAACAAAAGAGTGAAGGAAGTTGGTTTACTGGAATATTATCAGGCTTAGCAAGCACAATATCTTCATTCATTCACTTTTCTAAACCAGATAGAGGACCTTTGCGTGAATATGAAAAGTGGATGCCAGATATGATTCGAGGATTAGCGAGAACTTTAGATAGTTCATCACCTAAGTTATTAAATTCTGCAAGTAACTTATCACAGAAATTAGAAGAAGAACTGATTAATGTGAATATGCCAAAAGTTAAAGATTTTGGAAAATTACAAGGAAGTTTAAGTAGAAAAATTGCCAATAATACGAGTATGGTAAACAATAATAATAAAATAACACTTCAAATATATCCACAGCATTTAACTGAAGCGGAATTAGATAGAGCATTTGATTATTTAGACAGAAAATTTGGACAATATATGCCATAAAAATATTTTTGCCGACAAATTTCGACAAAAAACAATAAAAATATATGATAAACTCATTTTATAATTATAAAATGGAGGTATAGATATGATATGTAAAAAATGTAAAAAAGAATGCTTAGAAAGCGAGTTGGAAAATGGTATATGCCAAGATTGTGCAACTAAAGGCAAGAATTATATGATTGTTCAAATTGTTATCTCTGTAACTATTTCAGTAGTTTTGAGTTTAACTATTATAGGTTGGGCGAACAATGAGGTTAGTCTTTCTGATTTCAAAATCGAATCTTTTGATATGGAAACTGAAAAAACAACATACACTTATACTGGCGATTCATTAACATATAGTGGAAAAGGAATAATTTCTTGCAAAAACAAAGATAAAGATTATCTTGTTTTAATTGAAGAAAATAATAAGACAAGCAATGAAACGGATTACAATTATGTTGTCGTCCATAATGGAAAAGGTGAATTTAGCACATATGATTCTAGTTATTTAGGGGCAAAAGAAAAACCTTCTTATGAATTTAACATTATAGGATATAGGTCTTTTAAAAAATAGTTAAAAAATACAAAAATAAGACTCTAACGAAGTGAATGCTATTTGTTAGAGTATTTATTTATATCAAGGAGGGAGATAGGTGGTAAGAGGTTTTAGATTACTTAATGAAAAAGGACAAAGTTATTCTTTGATGGATATACAAAATAATTGTTTACTAACAGACCCTAATCGGATTAGGATATTCGTATTCAACTGAATATGAACAATTAGGAAATATGTTTGTAGAAAATTTAAGAAAATTTGAACAAGGACAAATAACAGGTACAGTGAACTTTTTAAAATATGATAGATTCAAAGAATTAGTTGATTTTATAGAAAGAGCAGAAAGTTTAAAACTTGCTTATAAAGTTCCATTCAAGAATGGAGAAAGAGAATATTTAAAAAATATAAACATTCAAAGCTTAACTAAATCTCAAATTCAGACAAATGGAGTAATGAATGAAACGATTGTATTTGATTGTTTAAGTCTGTGGTATGAGCAAAATACTGTAGTTTATAACATGGAAGAGCAAGAAGATGAATTAAGATGGGACTTTAAGTGGAATAGTAAATTTACTGATTATAATGTAAGAAGTTTATCATATATAAACAATGGGCATGTAGACGCACCAGTCTTGATAGAAATGAATGGACCTGTTGTTAATCCAATAGTAGAATTATATGTAGAAGGGGAACTTTATCAAAAAGTTCCTTTTTCTATTGAAATTGAAGAATATGAGAAACTATTATATGGGACAAAAGAAAATGAATTTTATATAAATAAGCAAAATACAGACGGGACTCTTACGAGTCTTTTTTCTTTAGATTATATAGATTTTGAAAATGATAACGTAATAAGATTACCAAAAAATAAAAGCTGCGAATTAAGACTAAAAGCAGACAATGAAATATTAAATGCACAAGTTACTATACTAGCTTATTATAAAGCAGTTTAGGAGGTATGACTAGTGAAAAGTGAAATGACAATTAATTTTAATAATCAAAACTATGTAGCAAATTATAATAAGCAAGCAGGATATTATGAAGTAGACTTAATAGCTCCTTTAGTAGGTGGAATACATAATGCTGATATAAAATTTACAGATTTATCAGGACAAAGCTATGAAGAAACAAAAGCAATACAAGTTTTTGTTAAAGAAAAAATAAAAATAGAAACCAATAAAGTGTTTATATATATTTTCAATCATAAAGATTTTACTATAAAAGATATTGTTGAGATATCGGATTATGAAATCAATATAGATGAAGAAACGAATGCAAACACAATAATAAAAGTTTTGAAAAAGACAACAGCGATGGCAAAAGATATAATTGTAGTAAAGAAAAACAATGAAGTGATTTATTGGGGAATCTTAGAAAATATAAAAAATGAAGATGGCAAAAGAATGTATGAATATACTTTAAAGTACATAACAAATATGTTTAATCAAAACATCAAGCTGGAAAATGAAGAATTAATAAAAACAAAGGGAGTAGAAGATTTTATTGCAGATGCAATTACTAAAAACTTTATAGAGAATGCGGATGTATTTGTAAACAAAAATTATTTAAAGATAGAAGTAAGAACACATACATCAAAGCAAACAAGTGTAACAAATGTGCAAGACGGAATATATAACCTACATACTTGGATGACAAATTGCACACAAAATTATGATGTTGTATATGACTTTGATATTGTAGATAAAAAATTAGTTGTGACGATAGAAGTTAAATCAACAAATAAAGAATTAATTGATACAAAAGCTCAGGCAATATCTAATTATTCAGAAGTATTTGAAACAGATGTAGTAAGCAAGGTAGTAGTTTTAACAAGTACAGATACATATACTTTATACTTGTTAAATGATAGGACTACAACTACAGATATGACAAATGAAAACAGAGCAGAAGGAAGAACAGAAACAGTATATACAGAAAAGTATGAGGATGCTCCGCAAAAAGCATTAGATACAATGAAGTCTAACAGTTACAATCATAACATTACATTCAATCTTTATAATAGACTACTAAAAATAGGTACACCCATTGCGATTAAAACAAGAGAATCTTTGATATTTGATACTTATATTTCAGCAGTAAAAATAACTAGAAAAAAATTTTATGAATATACGTGTGGAAATATAAGAATTAAGTTTATAGATAAATTATTAAAGGAAAGGAACAAGTAAATATGTTAAAAGGACATGTATTCAAGAAGCAAAGATTCGGAAATGAAATCTTTGCTCTTTTTATTGATACTTTTTTAAATAAAAAATGTGGGATAGCAGAAAATTACAAAGAAAAAATGCAAGTTACTGCATCAGGAAGCACATTAACGGTTTCAAGTGGATGTGTATGTGTAAGAGGGAGATTTGTCGAAGAAGATACATCAACATCAATTCCAGTAGGTACAGATACAGCATATTGCAGATTAGTTGTAGAAATAGACTTATCAAAAGAAAATACTGATGAGGAGTTATTACAAGTTAATTATAAAGTACTAAAAGGTACAAGTGCTTATCCTAATTTAACTCAAACAGATATAGTAGCTAATAATAATGGAGTTTATCAATATGAATTAGCTCAATTTAAAACAACAACCGCAGGAATTACAGACTTAGTAGACAAGCGTACATATTTAGATTTTCAAGGAATATACGCAGAAATTCAAACACAATATAGAGAAGTTTTAGCAGAATTAGAAACCGAGCTAGCAGGAGTAAAAGATGGAAGTGCTTATATGTTAAAAAGTTCAATTTTAAATGGTACAGAAGAGCCAACAGATGATTTAGGAAACGATGGAGATTTATATCTTCAATACTTAGAATAGAAGGAGTGTTAAAACATGGGAAATATGTCTGGAAGTTATGGAAGTCATTATACTTTATGGCAATCTATAACTCAAAACTGGCAAAGCGTAGAAGGCAATTATACAAATGTAACTGTAAGAATGTATTTAACATTCGATGGCTCTAGTTATTATGCTTATACTAATAATACTACATATGGAAATATGGGAGATTTAGGAAGTTACAGCATAAGTTCTCTAAACTATAGTTCAGGAGCGTATAAAGATATTTTATTAGCTGAATGGACTGGAAATATTTATCATGACGCAAATGGAAGCAAATATTTTAGTGTTAGTGGATATTGGGATACAAACACTTCTAGAATTGGAAGTGGAAGTTGCAGTGCAGGAGTATGGTTAAATCAAATTCCACGAGGCGCTAACTTTACTAGTTTTTATATAAACAATAGTACATTAGATACTGTAGATATCTCATATAGTTTAGATAAAGATGTTTCAACTATGCAGGTTAGTGCGAATGGAGGAGCTTGGCAAGATGTAAGTACTGTTAGTGGTTCTTGGTATAGGAATGCGACAATACGTATTAGTAATTTAAAATGCAATACATCTTATAACTTCAGATTGAAAGCAAATGTTAATGGTGTGGATACAATAACTGGTTATGCATATGCAACAACAAAAGATATTGCTAAAATAACAAACGTTGCAAATACCGATTTTGGACAAGATATTGATATCGGTTTCTCTAATCTTGCAAATGGAACAGCTAAATTAACTGTAAAAATCGGAGAGACAGAAATATGTTCAAGAGAAGATTTAACTTCTACTTATACTTTATCTTTTACAAAAGAAGAACTTTCTAAAATGATCAAGCTATTAAAAGATGAAACTACAGAAATTACATACGTAGTAACCACAAATAGTATTTATAATGCTACTGCAAAATCTATAATAACATTAAAAGCAAACATATATGTAAAAAAAGAAGGAACATGGATTAAAGCAAAGTTGTATAAAAAAGATAGTAGTTGGAAACTAACAAAGTTATTCTTTAAAGTAGCTGGAACGTGGAGGAATACAAAATAATGTCTAAAATAAAAGAAATAATAGTAGAGCCTGCATTAATTTATGTACGGTTCTAATTTAAAAATAAAGATAAAAGTAGAGGATGATTATTCGTTTAAAAAGTCACTAATTACTGAAAGTGGATTGACAATAGTGACTGAGAATAAAAAGACTATCAGAACGGAATGGGGGGAATAGAATGGAGATTAAAGTTAGTGAAATGACAGAGGCAGAGAGTGTTAATGATGAAGATTTAATAATGATAGTACAAAATGGAGCAAATAAAAAAGCGACTGCAAAAAATGTTAGAAAAGGTGGAGAAACAGTAAGTTCTTCATTAATAGTTGAAGTAGAAATATCAGCTAATGCAGACTATGCAATACCGATAATTTATATTGTTGGTAACAATTCTTTATCAATCTTTTTTGAAGGATGTAAGCTTATAAATAATGAAAACTATATTGAAGTCGGAGAGGAAGGAACAAAGAGTACTACAATTCAATTCCTAGACTGGGACGTACCAGTAGGAAGTAAATTAGAATTTTTATATAAGTAAAGGAGTGAAAATATGGGCGAACCACGAAATGCAGTTTTTATAAAAACAGGAGAAGAGTTTGAAACAAACGAATTTATAGATGGAAAAAGAATATATGGAAAAAGAATAAATTGTGGACAATTACCAAACCCAGGGCAAGGTAGTAAGACATCAACAGGACTTACTAACGTAACATATATAGGATTAGAAGGAGGATTCAATCCTGATGACAGTCAATTTGTTCCTTGTAATATATATTTTAATAGTAACTTAAGCATTGGAGCGTTTATACAAGATAATACGATAAGAATTAATAATAATGATTCTGGAAGCAGAACAGGAATTGTATATGTTACAGTTTATTACACTAAAAATTAGAAATAAAAAGGAGAATGATAATATGAACAAAATTAGCAAAACCGTTGTGGTTCTAAGAGAGAGAACTACACTTTAATAAATAAAAAAATGGGAGGTGAAGACAATGTCTAAACCTCTTATTTTAGAGTTAAAAGAAAAAAATATAATTACAGCAACTTCAAATAGGCAAACAATAAATATATCAACATCTTGGGGAAAGCAAGCTTTATCGTTAGATGATACGGAAATTGTAGGAAACAAGTTGACAGTGATAAATAATACAATCGTTATAGGAAAGGGAGTTACTAAAATAAAATGTTCAGCTACTTGTAGAGGAATAAGCGAGACACTTCAAGGAGATAAAACTTTTTATATTGAAAAAAACTCGCAAGCAATAAAAGATTATTATTTAGCTCGGAGCAAGTAATATAAGTTTTATAGGAGCAAGTATTACTCCATTTGTAATTGAAGTGACCGAAGGTGATAAAATATCAATGGCTATATCAAGTAATTATAGTGGAAACTTAGAATATTTAGGTGCATATTTAACGGTTGAAGCAGTTGAATAATCTGTGATTAATATGAAGGGAAAAGATATGATATGAAGGATAAGAAAATAAAAGTAGCAGATAATAGTATGGTATATTTTAATGATAAAGTTCTTGGAATAGATGGAGAAAACTTACAGGGAAAAATAATATTCTATTTCGAGAACTTTAAAAATGGAGTAGCATGGTTAGAATTTGAAAAAGAAGATGGAACAAAAAAGTACATACCAATGGATAAAGTAAATGAAACATATGAGGTAGAAATAAAACCAAGCTTACTTTCAGATACGTCAATAATATACTTACAATTAAGAATAACAGAAGATGAAAAAGAAAATGGAATACCAGTGTTTAAATCAAAAAAATTCTATATGAATATCTTGGATTCAATAAATGCAACATCTACAATAGAAGAAGATTACCCTGATATTTTAGATGTTTTAAACAATAAGCAGGACAAATTGAAAGCAGGGAAAAATATAACAATAGGAAACAACGTAATAAGTGCAAATTTTAAAGAAACAGCAGATAAAGAATACGTTGATAATCAAGACAAAGATATACTAAAAAGTGCTAAAGAATATGCTGATAATCAAGTACCAAATGTAGTTGAAACATATGTAAATGAACATAAAGAAGAACTAAAGGGAGAAAAAGGAGACATTGGAGAAACTGGACCTCAAGGAGAACAAGGAATCCAAGGACCAATTGGACCACAAGGAGAGCAGGGAATACAAGGTATTCAAGGAAAAAAAGGTATTGACGGAAAAGATGGTGCTAACGGTAAGGATGGCACAAACGGAACTGATGGGAAAAATTATTCAGTAGAAATAGTAGAAAGTACATTGACCACACAAGAAATAGAATCAAATAAATTCTATAAATTCGGGGAAGTATCAAGTTTAAATATCACACTTGCCGCAATAACAGATACATCAGTTTTAAATGAGTTTATGTTTGAATTTATAAGTGGAGCTACTGCAACTACTTTAACTTTACCTAATACAGTCAAATGGCTAGAAACACCGACGATAGAGGTAAACAAAATATATCAATGTAGTATAGTAGACAATATTGGTGTGTTGTTGGGGGTGTCAAATGTCTAATTTCAGAAGAAGACTAATGATGAGTATAAAGAAACAAAATGAATATACAGAATTAAATTACATCGAAGGTACAGGAACTCAATATATAAACACAGAAGTGAAAACTAAACAAAGTTTAAAAATAGAATGTACTTTTAGTGGTAATCAAATATCAACATTATTATTTGGAGCAAGAAAAACTAAAATCTTAGACGGATTGACGTGGGGATTCAATAATGCAGAGTCTGCTTTTAGTGGTTTTGGTGGTAATACACAAAAAAATAATACTACAGTCAACACAATAGATGACAAAAAACATACAGTTGTACTTTCAAATGAAGTATATACAATTGATAATGTAAATCAAATCTTACCAAATAGAGGAACTTTTACAGAATTTTATAATATTTATCTTTTTACGTGGAATAATGCAAATAAAGCAGATAACAGATGTTTCAAAGGAAAAGTTTATGATTTTAAAATATATGATAATGATGTATTAGTTAGAGATATGATACCAGTTCTTGACAAAAATGGCGTAGCATGTATGTATGACAAAGTAAATAAAAAGTTTTACTACAACAAGCGGAACAGGAGATTTTTTATATGGAGAAAAGGAGAGTTAATATGTTAGTAAAATATATAAATGAATACAATGTAAAATATGCAAATTACAAAAAGATACTAGAATATGATAATAAGCAAGTAATAAATCCACGAGAAGAAGATTTCGAAAAAGCAGGTTACAAGACTTTAGAAATAGAGGAAGAACCTGCTTTTAATATGGAAACACAGTACTTAGAACCTTACTATCAAAAACAAAAAGAAAAGATAATACAGAAGTGGAAAGTTAAAGAGATAGAGGAGGTGGGATAGTGGATAGCACAATAATAGTAGCAATAATAACAGTACTGCGGAGTTATTATTAATACATTAATATCAAATCAAACTAATAAAAAAATTGAGACA